AACCATTACAAAGTATTAATCTTGTAGCACCAGCATTCAAAGGAATCAACACAGAAGATTCTCCTTTGGCTCAGGACCCTTCGTTTGCTGAGATTGCGGACAACGCAGTGATTGACAAGCGTGGTCGTATTGCTGCACGTAAGGGCCACAACCTTATTACAACAGACAAGACTGTCTTAGGTACAGCAACTCTCAGAGCAATTAAAGAGTTTAAAGACGACGCAGGCAACACCAAGGTTTTCTCTGTAGGTAACAATAAGATTATCAGCGGTACAACGACGTTAGTTGACGAAACTCCCGGAAGTTACACCATTACTGCTGACAACTGGAAGATGGTCAACTTTAACGACAAGATTTACTTTTTCCAGCGTAGTTATGAACCCCTTGTGTACGACAACGCAGGAGGCTCTGTAGTCAAGCTGAGCACAGTTTCTGGTGCTGCTGGTGTTACCAGTGCTATCTACGGTAATGAAGTCCTAGCGGCCTATGGTAGGCTCTGGACGGCTGACTTTGGTGCTGACGGTTCTACCATCTACTGGTCTGACCTTTTGATAGGCCATGACTGGTCTGGAGGTACTAGTGGGTCCATAGACATATCTAAGGTTTGGCCTGACGGTCACGACGAGATTGTAGCACTGGCTGCACATAACGGTGCCTTGATTATCTTTGGTAAGCACAGCATTGTTGTTTACAATGGTGCTGAAGCCCCAGCTACAATGGCCTTGGCTGATACCGTAGCAGGTGTCGGCTGCGTTGACCGTGACACTGTACAGTACACTGGTTCTGACGTTTTGTTCTTGTCACACACTGGACTCAAAAGTTTTGGCAGGACAGTACAAGAGAAGTCCATGCCTATCAGTAGTCTGTCCGACACAATTACTAAAGACATCATTAATCTGCTCCAGAATGAAACAGAGTTTTACAGGTCTATCTATAGTCCTGAAGAAGGTTTTTACTTGTTGTCTTTTGTAGGCCAAAACGTCACGTACTGTTTTGACGTAAGAGGTACATTGGAAAACGGTGCTTATCGTGCAACACGTTGGCCCGGCACAGGGTTTACGTCCTATGGTAGACTTGAAGACGGTTCATTGTACATAGGCACTACAGAAGGTATTAGTGAGTACGACGGCTACAGCGACAACGGAACTAAATACCGTTTTAAGTACTACAGTCCGGGTCTGACATTTGGTGACCCGTCAATGCTAAAAAGAGTCAAGAAGATTAGACCAACTTTGGTGGGCGCTAACAGTGCTACAGTATTCCTAAAGTGGGCCTATGATTTCGACACATTCTACAGAACTGCAGAGTTTACTGTAGGCAACCAACAACCCGCTTTTTACAACGAAGACGAATTCAACGTGGGTGAGTTTACTGGTGGTGAACTTACGTCACGTAGAGCAGTCAACGCTACAGGAGGCGGCGGTGTTATTACTATCGGTCTGGAGGCAGATATTAATGGTTTTGCTTTGTCTCTACAGGAAATCAACGTATTAGTTTTAAAAGGTAAAGTACTATGAGCAACTATAGTAAAACTACTGACTTTGCCGCTAAAGACAGTCTACCTTCCGGGGACAGCGGTAAAATCATTAAAGGCGCTGAATTTGAAACAGAGTTTGACGCTATATCAACAGCTATCGCTACCAAGGCAGACATAGCATCACCAACATTTACAGGGACAGTAACTATTCCTGCACTGACGTTTACAGGTACACTGTCGACAGGAACTATTGACGGAGGTACTTACTAATGGACTGGGAAGATATTGAGCGTTTAATAGGCGGAGGCGCTGCAGCAGCAGGTCTTGCGCTGGCCTATAAAGGCTATGAGGACATAGGCGACATAGGTGAACGTGCTTATGGAGAGTTTACTGGGCCTGACGGACTTGCTGAAAGAATAGGCGGCATGCTTGAGTTTCAACCTTACACAGTAACAACAGCTACTGGTGGTAGGTTTGGAATGACTCAAGACCCAGTTACGGGTGAGATGCAGTACGGCATTCAGATGTCTCCTGAAGAGCAGGAGTTTCAACGTCGTCGGTTTGAACAGTCAGGCATGTTCTTTGACCAAGCAGCAGTACCTGTAGCAGAGCGTGAGCAGCAAGTGTTTGACCGTATGATGACTGCCATGAGTCCTAGTCAGGAACGTGAGCGTTTAGCTCTGGAACAGCGTCTGGCTGCACAGGGACGCTTAGGCACTCAAACAGCTGCCTTTGGTGGTACTCCAGAAGCACTAACGCTTGCTAAGGCTCAGGAAGAAGCACGTAACCAAGCCATTCTACAAGCTATGGAGTTTGCAGGAACAGAGCAGCAACGACAGGCACAACTTGGGACAGGCATGTTAGGTGCTAGTTACGTACCTCAGGCACAACTCTTGAGTGCAATAACGCCCGGAATGACTGCAGCAGAACAACGTCGTGCAGCCCTTACAGATCAGGCTAAGTCGTACGGAGAAACGTACGCTGCTGGTCTCAATGCGTTGTTGTCGGCAGGTCTAGGACAAGCTAATATTGCTGGAGGCTTTGGCTCTTCTCTTGCGCAGGGTGGCCTTGGCGGACTCTTTAGCAATAATAAGACATAAAAGGAATATAATCATGGCTAGAATTTCAGAACAAGTACTGGCTGGTTTAGCAAGACCAACCATGGCACAAGGTATGTTTGACCTTGGTGCTGCCATTGGTGGTGTTCCGGGTCAGATGAGACAGAAACGACAAGAAGATGAGTTTAACAAGTTAATGGCTGACGCTCAGAAGGCTCAACAAGCTAATAACGAAGCTGAGTTGTTTAGTGTTGCTCAAAAGTTAAGAGCAATGGGGCGCAACACGGCAGCAAACACTGTTGCAGCAACGGCTACTAAACTTCGAGAAACTAACCGTCAAAAGGGTCTTGCTAGTGCTATTTTGTCTGCTGAACAACTTGCTAGACAGGGGGCTGATATACAACCTTTGTTGCAGGACATTACTCAGTTGGGAGGAACTCCTGAGCAGTTACAAAACATTACAGGCATTATTCGTACTCAAGAAATGAATCAAAAAGAAGGTCTACTTCAACAAACACTAGCTAGTCCTGAGTTTGACTTTGAAAACACACAAGACAGATTTGATTATTTTAAAGGCGCTAGTCAAATGGGTGTTACGCCTACAAGAGCTCGAGAAATCTTCGACAGTTTTAGAGCAAAAGGCGACGTGACGTTTGTTAATGGAGGAACTTTTGTTGACTCTCGTGGGTTAGAATATAATCTTCAAATAGAAAGGGATAAAGCAGGCCGTAGTGTAACACAAAGATATGTTCCGTTAGGACACGAAATTGAATATTCCACTACAACGCCGCAAGGAACACCAAATAGGCTACAACGTACAGAAAAGTACGGTTTGACCGCAGGACAACAATTAGAGGTTGATATCGAAGAAGCTCGACAACGGACACTAGAAACAGAATTTGCTGAAGTTCAGGCAGATGCGACAGTACAACTTCCTGAGTTAAAACTGACAAAAACAAACCTTGAAGAAGCCATTAAAATATTGGATACAAAAGAAGTAAGAACAGGCGGTGTTCCAAGAGCAGTTTCTAGGTCTTTGCTTCAGTTTATGGGTCTTGATGCTATTCCACAAGTTGAAGGAGAATTTGAGGCTATACTCTCTGAAGCGGTTATGACAAGACTGCAGGGTTTTGAAGGCGCTATTTCAGACGGAGAAAGACAATACGCTATTAGTAATATTACTAATTGGATGGATGGAAACAGAAAAAACAAAGGCAGGTTGTCGAGGCTTTTAGACAGGGCTGGTGTGGAGTTGGATAAAAGCATTCGCATAGGTGAGGCTGAAGATTTTAACGACTACCGACGTTCTTCCGGTATTTATAGAGAAAGTGACTTTATTGCTTTGCCTCCCGAAGATAGAAGAAGTGCACTAGAGGCGGTTAGGGAAGGTAGATTTACTTATGACCAAATAATGCAGGCATACGACGAATAAAGGCTATAACTATGAGCAATTTTGAACAAAGAATGAAAGAATACTCTGAAAAAGAGGTAGGTAGTTCTTTTGAACAAAGAATGAGTTCAATAGCAAGCGCTCAAACTCCAAAGGTAGTAGAACCAACTACAGTAGCGCCTGTTGCTGAAGAGCCTAGTTTTCTACAACAAAACTTAGACATTCCTTACGGACTAGGTGGTGCAGCAGCTTTGGGAACTTTTGGTGGTATGGTTGCAGGGCCTCCCGGTGCTTTTGCTGGCTCCGTTATAGGAGGGGCCTTAGGGTCTGGCGTAGGCACTGTTCAATCAGAATTATTATACGGAAGTAAAGACCCTGTAGAAGCTTATAAAGAAGGGGTTGAAGCTGCTTTGTGGTCTGCTGGTATTGACTTAGCTACCTTTGGTGTTGGTTCAAAGCTTAAAAGTGCTTGGTACGCCTCAAAGATGAAAAGCGGTAAGTCTATTGAAGAAGCCACTTTAGAAGCTATTGATACGCTATACACTCCGGGATCCCCAGAGTCCTTAAGACTAACTCAGCAAATACTTAATCGTAAGGGCGCTACTCTTCTTCCTTCACAAATTTTAGAAGGCGGCTTAGACGGTTTTAGAGAAAGAATCGCTTCAGTAGGTCTTATATCAAGAGAGCGCATGGACGACAACATGAGAGCCGTTAATGACGCTCTTGTTGACGAGCTAAACGGACTTATTAATAAAAACGCCTCTGGTATGGACGTCGACGTGTCTAGTATAGGGTCTGTTTTTGACACTGTTTTAGCTGAAGGAAAAAACGCATTAAGCACACAATACAGAACGGGCCTTAATGAAGTTAAAATGGCCCTAAAAATTTCTAGAATTGCAACTCTTGATTCACGTTATTTGACTAAACCTCTCAATGCGTGGATAAAAGAGAACTCAGGGGTCATTGCTGACACACAATCTCCGGCTGCTTTACAATTTTTAAAAGACCGTATAGCTAGAATCGAAAGCGCACCAAACGGTAGAATTCCTGTAGAGGAGCTAATTGACTTTGACAGAGAGTTTAATGCTCTGGCTTCTGAGATGTTTGGTAAGGGTGTAAACGACAGAGCGATGCAGTCTCTTACTGAGGCTGGTAATTTAGTTAGAAGCACTATCGCTAATGCTCTTCAAGCAGTAGACCCTAAAGCTGCCGCTAAGTACGCAGGCATGAAGTCGGCTTATGAGGAAGGCATAAACACCTTGTTTCCTACAATTACAACTCGTTTTGTTAAGGAAGCAGGCAAAGGTTCCTTTAAAAATTTAGGAGGTATAGCCACAAACGCAACCAATGTAGATGTTGTACGTGCAATGAGAAAGAGTCTTGCCAAGTCTATTGCTTTAGCTAAAAAGGAAGGCACTGAACTTTCTTTTGAGTCTTTTGACGAAGTAGACAAGCTAATGAAAGAAGGGTTTTTAGCGAGCAAGCTAAGCAAAATTAGAGGGACAGAAAAAGCAGACGTCTATAGCCTAAAAAACTTAGCTTTAGGCTTACAGAACCCCACTCAAGAAAAAATATACAAAGAAGTCTTAGGCGACGATTTCCCTGCTTTTAAACAACTAATGAATGCCGTACTTGAAACAATGGAAAGCGCCTCTGGAGAAACAGGTACTCTAGTTCTTCGTGGTTTGGAAACTAAAGGTGGTAGAGGATTAATGCAACTGTTAACAGGTACGGTAGCTGGTGGCGGAGCAGGGGCCGTTGCTGGTGCTGGTGCTGGTGCAGCTGCAGGTGCCCTTGGTGTCGGTGCTTTGGCTCTGTATGTACCTAACATTTTTTCAAAGATAGTGACTAATCCTCAATACGTAAATAGGTTGATTGCTATTAAGAAGTCAGGAAAGGAAAAGGCAGGAGCAACTATGGACGTCGCTCTTAACATCCTTGTATCTGAAGTGATTGACGAAATGTCTGAACAAGGAAGGGCTGAAGCAACAAGACAACTAGAGCAGATGCTGTTGGCTCAAACTAACCCAGCCGAAGCAGCTAGAAGAAGAGAGGCGGCAGCGGCGGCAATACCACCACCAAGTACTCCTTACACACAGCAGGAGTTAATCACTCGTGGCGGCTTAATCAACCCTCAAAGAGCCAAGATGAAGTTACAGCAAAGCTTACAAGAACGGGGAATGTTAACAGCGCCCTAAAGACGCTCAAGCACCCACTTAAGACCCATGATCTCTCCTCGTATCTCGTTGTTACGGGCTGCGGGGATAGACTTGGTTAACTTGTTCTCAAGTACTTTGATGCGTATTTCGATGTCACGTTTGATGTTCATGTATGTGCCTTAAGTAAAAAAGGGGCCGAAGCCCCGTAAGTTACAACTCGCAGTTATTACCCGTACAGGCTAACTGCTGTGACCCCTCTGTCATATCAGAGTTCTCAGAGATGTTCCAGTCAATCGTCTCTGGGAATTCCTCCTTCAGCTTCTCGTAGGTTTCCATGTCAATGGGTTCGTAAGGAGCTTGTTGGTACGTATGTTCGGAATAGGGCAGGAAACTAATGCCACTAATTTTGTCGAACTTGTTGTACAACCATTGTCCTACCTCTAGGAATTCATTATCACGGTAGTAGCATGTCATGGACGGCTTATGCTCACACCAGTAGTCCTGATAAATCTCCCAAAGTTCTAACTGCTCCATAGCACCCATCTCAGAGGCCACCACAGCCCCGTCAGGGGACTTTATGGGGAAGGAGAATACCTTGGTAGTGGGTGACATTACGTCGTCCTCTACAGGCACTCCTGCGGCCTCTAAGACCTGACACAGGGGGTCTCTTGAGTCTGCTCTCACTCGTCTAATGTACTGATCTGAGTATCTAGGATGGATACCAGAAGCAGAATCAACAAGCTGAGAAACAGTACCGGAAGGCTTAACAGCAGTAATAGCGGCAGACACATTAATACCAAGACGTTTCGCCCAGTCTGCATTAGCTTTAATCGCTTCTTCCTTGAGTTCAGTAAGCCAAGTTTTGAGAACACCTTTGTCTCTCCTTCCTGATAGGGTTGGATGATCCATAATACCCGTCAACGACACACCCAGTAGTGCTTCCTCTTCAGTGTTGTTCTTCCATACCTTACGTAAGTAACGGAAGTCCGTTAAGGTAGCCTGTAGAGTCCCAAGGACAGCTGCAGTACGTACTTTTCGTTTGAGGTCTGACAACGTATCGGTTGACCGGACAACAACTTCCGATAGATTACAGAACTGGTAAGGTCGGAGGATGATTTCGCTACATGGATTAGTTCCAAAATCATAGGTAGC